CTGATTCCGTCGATTCGATGGCGTCGATCTCGTCGGCGAAAAGGAAGTTTCCCTTTGCTCTCCGCATCTCACCTGGAGCGTTTGACCCGAAGGCATTGACCAAGCCACCAGGGAAAAGCTTGTGCAAAATCGTGTTCCCGCTTTTGCGCCGGCCAGAATCATCGCCGATCAGCGAAGCTAGATCGGGCGTCGGATTGACCAGCTCGCCCATCAACGTCTCCTTGCTCCACTTTTCGGTCTGGCTAATCGTGGGATACATTACCAAAACGCGGCGAGGAGCCTCGGCTATGCTGTGGCCGATCTGGTTCATCACCACCTCCGTTTTGCCCATCCGGCTGGCGAGCATGTAAACCGTCATCTGCACGCGCGGATCGTAGGGCGCTTCCATCATCTCGCGCTGATACGGGGCGAAATCAAAGCGGAAGCGCCTTCCGCCCTCCATGCGTCGGACCTTCTCGGACCATTCTGGCGCGGTCATAGTGCGCTGGAATCGGAATGCACGCTCTAAGTGCCGAAGAGTCCCCCGGTAATACCGATCAAGTGCCGCCTCATTCATGTTTCAAGCCCTCAAACAGGCTGGCCGTGGCTCAACAATGCCGGAGCCAGTGTGACCAGTTGCGAAAATTGCGTTTCCGTTCCGCGAGAGAAGGTCAGAAGCGCCGCAGTTGGAAGCGCCACGCTAGCCGCGTCGAGCAATCGCAGCACTTTGGAAGTGTCGAGCGTCATCGTAACGCCGATTGGGCCGATAAAGGTCTCGGAAACTGTGATGGCCGGATTGACTCCAACGGCGGCACGTTTGATTTCAACCTTGATCGTCTCTCCGGTCGCATTTCGCGTCACCAGGAATTCCCCCGGTTCGATGTCATCGAGTGCCGCTTGAATCTGATAAGTCGAAACATTCGCTGAAAGCCACATTGTCGCCGCGTCGTTCGCGGTCCGAATCTGAAACTTGCCAGCATCCGGCATCCTTGAAATGGTGATCCTATCGTTTTGAGCGATTGAGACAGTTCCTGTTGCGATGTTCGCCACCGTGACCGCAGCCTCGCTAATGTTGGCCGCGCTCGTCACCGCCACGAGCGTCTGGAGCGTCAGGTCGATCTCGACCGTCTCGACGTTAGAAGCACCGCCAGCGATCAAGGTGAGCGCACGATTCGTCATCGTTCCGAAGGCCGAATGGGCAATCGTGAAGTCTGCTCTCGCTCCATTGCTGCGGAAAGTGACGGTAAAAAGGCCATCTTTTCCCGTAACATCGACACCACCAGCGGAAACGATGGCAGATAGGCGATTCAGCGCGAGGCCCAGCAAATGCGCGTCAATCCCGGCAGCGGGAAGCTCGACGGTGGAAGCGCCCCAGGTGATCGACCAATCGCCGGAAGCAATTGCAACGGGCTTTTCGAGCGCAAGGGAAAGGCTCAACGTATCGCTGCTGCTAATCTCCAAATGATCCGCGATCAGCTCGACGCTCAGGCTGTCGCCGGGGCGAATCGCGTCAGGCAATCCCCGCACCTGTCCCTTGTCGTCATAGCGCAATTTGAGCATGTCGGACGCCTCGACAAAACGCCGCGCAAAATCAAGTTGAAAATCCCGTTCGTTTTGTGCAGTCATCGACATGCCTGACTTCCCCGTCATTTCCGGCGTCGCCGATCTGCCCAAATTCTATTTCCCTCAGGGCGCTCCTTTCCGGCTCACGCTTTCGATTGGCGCGGAGTTTTCTATGACGGGCAAATTCGTGGCCTTTGGAATGCGTGCAAGATCGGGCACGATTCGGCGAATTTTCGGGACTGATTCCGGTGAGTCGAATCTCACCGTAGCGGGGCAGGTGATCACGCTCAACATCGCAACCGATGCTGCGACCGTCCCGGCGTTTGCCTATGGATGGACCCTAGAAGATGTCCAAGCGCATCTGCAAACCGAATACTGGGTGGACATCTCCGCGACCGAAGGCAGTGACATCTTACTTCGACTGCAAGGCCAACTTGATTGGGTGGAGCCCGGTTCTGACATCGCTGAGTCTTCCGCTATTGTCGAATCGCCAAGCATCGACGTAGCCATCAACAGTGGCGCGATATCAGCATCGATTTCCGTCCTCGGGGCCGCTGAGCCGACGCTTACCACCAACACCGTCACCAGCGGCCTTTCGGGCATTCTGAAGGCCGCAAGCAATACGCTAGAGGTTGCCGTTGCCGGGACCGATTACGTGGCCACAAACGATTCCCGATTAACCGACGCAAGGACGCCCACAAGCCACGTTCACGGTGGGATTTCCAACACTGGCGCAATCGGCTCGACCGCTGGACTCCCGATTAAAACCGGAACCAGCGGAGTCCTTGAGGTTGGCGCATTCGGAACGTCGGCTGGGCAATTTGCTCAAGGGAATGACTCTCGCTTCAGCGATGCAAGGACTCCGACAAGTCACACCCACGGCAGCATTTCAAACGCTGGAGCCATTGGGTCAACTTCGGGCCTCCCAATCAAAACCGGAACCAGCGGCGTCCTCGAGGTGGGCGCATTCGGAACGTCAGCGGGTCAATTTGCGCAGGGCAACGACTCGCGCTTCCACGACCGCAGTCACGCCATCACTTCGACCTCAGATCACACCGCCGGAAACTGGAAGGTTTTTCATTCCAATGCCAGCGGACAGATTGTCGAGCTTGCCCTTGGTGCGGACGGGACTTTTCTAAAGAGCAACGGAGCGTCACTGGCCCCTTCCTTCGCGACTCCTGCGGGGGGCGGATCGTCCATCACCGGAACTGGCTTTGCTTACGTTCGCACTGGTGGTAACGATACAACCGGAACTATCGGCGATCCCTCAAAGCCGTATGCAACCGCACAAGCGGCGTGGAATCTTGGGGCGAGAATTTTCGAATTGGGCGCGGGAAGTTTTTCAATTTCTCACACTACAGATGTCCCAAGTGGCGGAGGCAGCTTTGAAAATGTTTTTGTTAGGGGGTTGGGGAAAGAACGAACTACGCTTTCCATCACATGGACAGGATCAACCGGTACGCCTTCGGGTGACTATTTATATCCAGGTTCGCCCGGGTCTAACCCAATAGGACTTAAACTCTCATCAGATAAAAGTGTTGATTTCACACTTGCTCTTTCTGGAGGGACTGGAGGAAATGGGTCGCAAGGGCAGGAAGGAGGCAGTGAATATCAAAGTGGTGACGGAAGCGCGGGTGGGGCTGGCGGTGAAGCGCCCGATTTTGTTGCATATAATTGTTTTATTTCTTCCTATTCAAATGTCGGCGGTGTAGGTGGGCAGGGTGGCCCGCCGGGGGTAAACGGCGGAGGAGGGCTGGGAAGTCAGGGGGCGCAGGGCGCAACGGGAGGCACGCCTAATGATCCTCAGTTTTACTGGTCTGATCTGCCGAACTCCTATGCAGAAAATCTTTCCTTTCTTCAAGGCTGCATAACAAACGATTTGTTTTACGCTAACATTCCATCAGGCACGGTATCTTACGGAGCCTCTACCGTGGAGGCAGCGATTGGAACACTTGGCTTACGTGCCGCCCCTGAGCATTACATGCGGGTTGACGATTTTTTTAATAGTAGCGGAGTCCTGAGTAACGTCACTGGTCTTTCTTGTTCTGTCGTGGCTGGCGAGAGTGTGCTCATCGAGATCGTAGGTTTCCGTGTCGGTGGCGCTGCTGGGTCTGGTCTACAAATCGCTTTTACTGGACCGTCTAGCCCAGACCACGTCCGGTATACCCTTGAGCACTGGAACGCTGTTAATACTGGCCGAACAGTAGCAGCGGCGACTGCGTTCGCTACTACTCTGACCCAAGCGGACGGATCGACCGATGCACTCCCGATTCGGGTGACTTTAACCCTGATAAACGGCGTCAATGCGGGGACCGTTCAATTTCGCGCAGCCTCCGAAAATTCTGGCACAAGCATTACTTTTCTTAAAGGATTGACTATGCGGGTCCATCGCATCTCCTAATCTATGATCTCGATCCCAGAAATTCTTGTTTTTGCTTTTCCCAATCGCGGTGGCTGGACCGTTGATGGTGATATCATCACCGCAGGAGACGGCGGCCCGGTCCCCACGATTGAAGAGATCGAGGCGCAACGCTCGCTCGCGGAGGCGATCATCGCAGATCAACAAGCAGTCATTGACGCACGGGCGGCAGGGCGTTCCGCTCTTTACGGCGCATGGCAAGCACTCCCCGCTTACATTCGCGGCCCTTTTCGCGAAAAGTTTGAAGTCGCCAACACGCTCCTCGACGAGGGCGATGATGAGGCCGCAATCGCCATGATCGAATACGCGGAAGCGCCAACCTCTTACACCGCAGAACAAGTCATCGTCTTCTCCGCAACCAAAACGGCCATGAAAGCAGGCATCGAAAATCTCACAGCATGAAACTCTTCTACGACCTCCGCGTTGATCGCCTTGTTGCCGCACCTGGGCAAGATTCTGTAATTACCGGTTTGGCCGGAAAAGCCGGAGATGGTGCGACCGAGGTGAAGCTCATCTTTGGGCGAAGCTCAGACCCGACGGCGGCAACGTCGATTGTCGAAGCGCCGACTTGGACGCCGGAAAATCTAGCTGGCGGCACTGTAATCAAGATCGGCATCAAGGAAGAGGGCGATTATTCCGATGGCGTTTTGCTGGCATCAAACCAAACGTGGACGAACGACGCAGGCTCCTTTACTTATACTGGGTTTCTTGATCTTAACACGACCGAAGTAAACACGGCTCTCGGACGAAATGACGCAAATGCTGCGAACGACATCGCGAGCCTAGCTTGCAGCCTTGAACTGACCTACCAGCTTGGAGGGTCTGGCGGATTCCGCAGCTCGGTCGATCCGGTGGAGTATACCATTTATCACGATATTCTGTCCGGTGGTGAAGCCACGCCGACAAATGCAGGAGATCCGACCCAATACCTTCTAAAGGCATCGGCTGCGGAATATTTGGCAACTACGACCAGCAAAATCGGAGGCACTGCCGCAGACCTTGATGCGGTTCCGACCGTGGCGGTGACCGTTGGCAAGCTCGTTCAATTTGTTGATCAAGACGCCTCCCCCAACGTGCTGAGAACCTATCGTCTCGATGCCGGGACAACTGCCGAATCCTCGCCGAATGTCATTCGTCCAGATGATTACAACGGCACGACCAACGCAAAAATCTGGAACCTAATCGCCGTAGACGCAACTTTGCTCTTGCCTGCCGAAGTTAGCCAAGCGGAGGCGGAAGCTGGCACATCAACGTCTCAACGCACGTTTACGCCACAGCGCGTGAAACAAGCCATCGCAGCCCTTGAATCAACGAAAGGGCTTGCGTCTTCCGTTGCAAACGAGGTAGTCCTGTTTAACGGCACTGATGGCAAGCAACTGAAACGCGCAACGACTACAGGACTCGCGAAACTCACCAGCGGCGTCTTGTCTGCTGCAACCGCTGGGACTGATTACCTAGCTGCGGGAGCGATTACGTCGAGCGGCCTCACCATGGCAACGGCTCGACTTCTCGGGCGCACGACTGCGAGCACAGGGGCGGTGCAGGAGATTTCGATTGGATCAAATCTAACGTTTTCCTCGGGAGTCCTTTCGGCATCAAGTTCAATCGGTGGGCTTCCGTCTGCGGTGGCGACGATATCTTCTAACGACACGATTGTGGAGTCTTTGCATAACGGAAAGTATGTGGAGCTAACCGGATCCACGACTACCGTTACAATTGCACCGCAAGCAGATTCCAGTTGGCTAAGCGATAGCCATTTCTGGCTGGCCAATCGCAAATCAAGTGGAAGCATTACGGTTGAACCTGGATCTGGCGTCACGTTGATTTATGCTGGCGATTCTTCTGGCAGTTTCACTATCACGCACACAGCAAGAACCATTCACTTGTGGCGATCTGCCGAAAACACTTGGCGCGTCATTTCCTAACCATGAAAGACGCCGCCATGTCCCTCGCAAACGCGCTAAAGGTCAACCCTATTGTGACCGCAGCCATCGTGTTGCTTGCGGCTGCTTGCGTCTCCTCATGGAGGGCTGCGGTTGCCTTCACTCGCTTGAGTCGCGCAGTCGAGCAGTCTTGGAGCTATAACATGGAGCGCGAGAGCTGGGACAAATTCGCGAGGCTTAACGCTCAAATCCAGATTCCCGATGTTGAGAAGATTCGCAAGGAGCATATCTCAGCGAGAGAAACCACGGAGGATGGTTTTGAGTTTCTCGGCCAAGCGAGTAAATGATTCAAGTGAGGAATCCCGTGGGTGTCATCGTTCCAAAAAACGAAACGACATCATTGCCATTTAGATTGCAATCGACTCCGCAAATGGTTAGCCCAGATACGTTTTCTCCGCTGCCAGAGTGCGAAACGGTCGCCTGATCTCCACCGGAAGTTCCGTCATTGACGGCAGCGAAGAAATCAGGAGAAAACGCCCAGACGTTCGGGATCGCATAATAGGTGACATCATATGGAGATATCTGGAAATCAAGGATTTGCTCTGGGGTGTCTGTGGTCAAAGCCTCATTCCAACGGCAGTTTTGCTCTGGGTAGCTTAAAGCGAGAATGGATGGCGGAAAGAATCCAGCACTCCATGCCTGCTTGATTGTAGTCAGCGGCGTTCCTGTTTCGGTCGCTCCTCCATCGTTTATTAGTTTAGACCTGCCCCTAGCAATTGTTCCCGTCCACGTATACGCAAGACCAGCCGGCCCAGAGAGCGATATGTTAAAATCCCATCCAGACGCAAAAAATACCGCAAGAATCAAAGGCGGGATTTTTCGCGGATCATCGCCACCAGGTATCTCAATGGCCCTCCTCGGCGATTGCGGGACGGTCGCATCGGTGTGATTGATTGTCGGCTGGAACGGCAACGCAGAAAACCCATACTCCTCGGGCGGCAAAACGGTTGCTCCAACAGGCAAAAGTCCGCGCTGGAAATCGTGACTCATAAAGTGATCGCGCGATGAGACACCGCAAAAGACGGGAGCGTCACAAGCTCTCCAGTATCAGTCCTGTAAAGGCGCTTTACGATTGCGAGATTCTCGCGCGGCGCGATCCTGACAGCGACGATGTCTTCGCCAACTGCAACGCTTGGCTCGCTTACGGGCGCGATCTTAACCTGCCAGAGAGGGTAGTGCCTTTCGGTCATTTCAAAGTCGCCATCAGCGACGGTCCCAGTGTAAGATACTACTGCGCCAGCATCCTCCGGCCATGAATTAAATGTCACGATTGCAAATTCCGTCGGATCTTCACTTTCGATTTTGATCGCAACGATATCGCCTTCGATTAGGGTAAATTCGTCCTCTGGATTTGAGCATGTCAGCGCATCAGAAACTGAATCGTCACCCCGCAAAATTGTACCGACACGAACTTTCCACGTTTCTGGCTCTACGCCAGCGATCAAGTCCCAAGCCGATTCAATATCAGAGCCTTCCCCTGCCCCAACCTTCGGCGGCAACCATCCCTGCGCCGTCTCATTCCATCCCGGCCTTCCACCAGGATTGACGCCCGTTCTCTGAGCATATTCGGCCACAAGGTTGAGAGCCTCAACCATCCACTTATTGCCCGATTTAAACTCTGGTCGCTTCATCATCCTGATACAGGCTCGATAAGGTTTTCCCAAGATTCGACAACGGCCCAGACGCTGGGGGCCAATCGCGTGCGCGTAAATTGAGCGAGCCTCCCGATTGGATTATACCTGCCCGAAATGCTGCCTTTGTAATTCGGAGGATCCGGCTGGAAAAGGAGGTTCGTCGGAATGGTGCTTGGGACAATGCCGGGAAATCGCGGTCTTACTGGCAAGTCTTTCCCGCGAAAGATCCATCTCACGGTCGTTGCCTGAGCGAAGTAGCGAAAAGAGACGTTCTCATCGTCAGAGGTATTGATCGTGACGCTCTGCGAAGTAATGCTGTCTTCGATGTCAACGACGCCATTGTCGCTCGTTGCGTCGATGAAGCCGATAAAGTTCAACGTCAATTCTGCAACGGGGCCACGGTCAATGGAATCCTTCGTCTCCAAATACATGTTCGAATAACCTGTGTAAGATGCCCCTCGCTTCCATTTCCTTTTTTCCGCCGCGAGGCCCGAATGAATGCCGCGTAATACAACGGTCAAACCGTCGAGGCCGGATCGTGAAACCGTCTCTTGCACGGAGACTTCGCGAAATGTCGTTGTTCCTTTTCCTACTGGGGTGGGCATGTCAGTTTACGGTGAGGGCTTGGCCGATCTTGCTTTCGATGGACTCGAGGGAGGAGACTTGTTTCTCTTGGAGCGTGAGGTTCTTTTTGTCTCCCTTGTCGTCGGCGCTGGTGCGAAGGCGGCGCTTCTCGCCAAGTCCTCCAGTTGTTAGGCCGGAAGCAATCCCGAGCCGAGCGCGATCCGCCGAAAAGGCGTTGTCGCCTCCTAGTGCCGATCCAGCTTGACCAAACAGGCGATTAGATGGCCGCACGGATTCACCAAAAAGCCTGCCGTCGCGCGATGACATAAGCGATCTTGGAGGGCCGAATTGTTCCGCCATAGGTCGCGGCGGCCCGTAGGTTCCTTGGACCTGCGGCACTTTATAAGAATCAGCGGCAACCCTTGCTCTTTGCTCTGCAAGCTCGCGGTCGTAGATGTCGGATTGTGGGGATTGCACTCCTGCACTTGCAACTGGCGGGAAGGTCTTTCCAAAGGCAGCGCCGAATTTATCAGCGGCGTCTTTAACCGCCTGCGAAGGCGCCCAATCAATCCCGGCAAGCTCCTCTTGCAGCCTTGAGGCAAAATCCGGCGCGGCTTTTTCTTCTGGTTTCGCCTCTCCGATAATTCGGGTGGTATCCACCATGTCTACCTCGCCCTTTAGGGCTTTTCCAAAGTTCTTTGCCAACTCGTAAAACGCGCCGCCAATCGCATCGACTCCTGCTACCAAAACATCGATCAAGATGTTTTTCATAAATGAAAGCCCCTCGGGTGAAAACAATGCCCGAAGCAATGCGCCGAACACTTCTAAAGCTTTTGCAAAAGCGTCTGCCAAGACGGCGACGAGAAGCGGCACAGATGCCGAAATCATGGAAATGATGTTTTCCATGTTGAACGCGCTACCGATTCGTAATCCTAGAGCAGCAAAGTCGAAATTATCGAACTTTGTCAAGATCGCGTCAATGTCTCCCGCGATTGGCTCAAGGAACCCAACAAAGAAGCCTTGAAGCTTTTCGGGAATCCTTGCCATCTTGTCAGAGATTGAATCGAACACGCCAGAGGAGCGATCAAGGATTTCCGCTTGAGTCCCGAGGAAAGTGCCAGCATTAGCGAACGCTTGCCCATCTGCGAAAAGCGTCAGAAGCTCGCCGCCGGACTTTCCGAATAGCTGCATGGCCACGGCAGCTCTTTCCGCTGGCGATTGAATCGCGGAGATCTTGCTTTGGATCAGTTCAAATTGCGCACCAGGATCAAGCTTTGCGATGTCCTCAAACTTGATGCCTAACGTCTCAAAAAATTTCGTCGCAGTCTTTGATCCATTCCCAAAATCGGTAATTGTCTTTTGAAGCTTGTTGATCACGCCGCCGATCTTGTCGGCTGAGACGCCGTTGTCTTCAAACGCTCTTCCCATCACGGCAAGCTGACCTGCCGCAATGCCAGTTCGCGCAGAGAGGTCTGCCATCTTCCCGCCTAAATCGGCTGCCCCCTTTAGCCCCGCTGTAAAACCTGCTCCCGCAGCAGCGGCCCCGGCTAATGCGATTGCGGTTGCCGCCTTGCCAGCAGACAGAGCGAGGCCCCCCATGGCCTTGGTAGCACCGCCAAGCGATTGCCCAATCTTAGTGCCGGTAGTTGCAGCCAGCCCTCCAGCTCGTCGCATCGTCGCAGCGAATCCCGTCATGTCTGCCGAGATCGTCGTCTTTAGGTCTGCTTTTGCGGCCATTCAAACCCCTCTACAAAACAAAGGAGATTTTCAACTTGCGTTTTTCGTTCGTTTTGTTGAGTCCTCCGACATGGATACAAAACTTCTCCTTGGTCTACTCCTTCGCCACGGCCTGACTATCGCAGGCGGCTACGCAACCGGAGCCGGTATTGTCTCGCAGGCTGATCTCCAGACCGGTATCGGCGCAGCGGTCGCGCTTGTGGGGATTGTTATGTCGGCGCTGGAAAAGCGGAAACGGGTAAAATGAGCCTCGACATCAAAAGCCTCGCGCAACCTGATGCCGTGCTAATCCAGCATGGACTGCGCGCAGTTGGCTTTTACGACGGGACGACGAACGGCAATCCCGGCAACCTGACGCTCGACGCCTATAAACGCTACATCGCGAGCCTAGCAGCGGGCGAGCAACCGGGAAACAGCCTCGCCGCCAAGCTCGTTGGGATCCTCAAACGCGAGGAGGGCGTCCGCGAGCAACCTGTCAACAGCAACCGCGGCAAGCGCGTCGAGGAATACCAATCCGCCACCTGGCTACCAGGCTCCGGCTGGGCATGGTGCGCGGCGTTTATTTGCTGGGGAGTTCGCGAACTTGAGAAGCTTGCCGATCTACCTTTCCCGCGACCGCAGACGGCAGGGGCATGGGATTTTGAACGATGGGCGAAAGAGGAGGCGGGGCCAACAGTCAAGCTCTACAAGCCCCAACAGGAGATCAAGGCCGGGGACATCGTGATCTTCACCTTTAGCCACATCGGCCTCGCCATCGAGGATGAAAAGCACGGCATGGTCACGACCGTCGAAGGCAATACCTCGACAAGCGGATCCCGAGAAGGTGGTGGCGTTTATATCCAAGAGCGGAAAACCTCTCTAATCCGGTCGCACATCCGACTTTTTGCATGATCCCATCCGCCATCTTCGGTTCGCTTTTGATGATCGACAAGGATCTGGCGCGGCGGGCGCTGGACTCCAAATAAACTAAACAGGCAGCTCCCGCCGTTGCCAGCATCCACTTGTTAGCCTCTTTGAATTATGGACGACATTATACACAACGACAAATCCGCAGCGAAAGCCGCGTGTGAGCAATACGTGGCAGCAATGCATGACCTGCAATCCAAACTGGGAGTGTGGGAGGAAAACGACGACTCATGCAGCGAGACACGGGCTTACGCTCGATACCACGACGAAAGCGGGAAGGTCGTGAATTATTGTCATGGCTAACGATAAAACTGAGCCACAGGCCCCACAATCTAACCCATGAAAACACAAAAGACATCCGAGGGGCCCGTTGGCTCCAGTGCCTTGTTCGCCGTTGGCGACTGGGTGAAACTCAACCCCGAATACGAATACGAGGTCGCTGAAATCCGACGCTTCCCGCACGGATTCATGGTGGGCATCTACGACGAGCGCCCATCCAATCATGTGGACTTTTGGAACGCCTCAAGCCTGACGCTCTCACGGACGGCGAACGTCGATGTGGAGGCATCCCCGCCACTAACACCCCAAGACTGATCCAATGAGCAAAACGAAATCGAAGCGGGAAACCGCGACCCAAGAGAAAGCTGGCGGGGATTGTCCTCGCACGCCTTGTTCTCCATTTGTGTTCTGCGAGGCTGACTTGAAAAAGGGACGGAAGATCAAAGCGGAGCAAGGGGAAGGAGTGTTCCGGTTCACGCTCAGGGATGGTCGGAAAACACGGAAAATCGAAATGTCAGATGATGAAGCGTGGATCGTCGGGAAAATCATCTCAGCGATGCACCCGCACATATCGGGGAGCAATGACCCGCTCTGGCATCAGATACAGGAACAGCGCAAAATCATCTTGGAGAACGCCGGGGGTATGGCGCGGGAACTAGCCGCGCAGAACTCCGAAATCACCACCGACTTGAACGGCTAGTTCCCGTTGCCATCACTCCCTTGTTAGCCTCTTGAATTATGAAAATACGCGACGGACACGCCACCCTTAACGGCGACAAAACAGAACACGAAATGACCAGCGGCGAAGTTGAAATCATCGCTGACGACGGGCGGACGCTTCTCTGCATCCGATTGGAAAAGGATGGAACGCTTGATGTGAGCGCAGGAGTATTCTGCAAGCACGGCGGGAACCTGTTGGATGATCGGCTGGAAATCCTCCCGCGAGCCTGCAACCGAGTGACGATCCGCCGCCCGATTTATATTGGCTAACGCGGCTTTTGTCCTCGTCCTTAAATGCACCAAGGATGACGACGACGACTTTCCCGACTATCCCGGCGGATACCGATAACATCATGGACGAGGCAAAAAGAGACAGAATTCTGGCAGGCATTTTGAAACGACCGAATGCGGCAAACTACGACATCTCGAAAAACCTCTCTGCGGTGACATCTGCGGAGGTTGCCGAGGTGAGGGCGTCGATGACGGGCGAGGTGATGAAAGGGCCACAGGAGGACACGCAGGGCGAATTGGAGGCCATCCCACTAAATCAGAAGCGCGTCATGCCGCAGAAACCTCAAGGCTCCGATTGCCGTCGAAGACTGCATGAGATCAAGCGGGGCGTCTGCTACCGAGTCGCTGACTTTGCCCAGCACATCGGAGTCTCCGAGGACACGATCAGACGGCACGCGAAGGCCCTGCACTGCATCAAGTGGGTGGAGATGAGCCCCGACAATTTTGAGGAATGCGTGATGTCACCCGAGACGGCGAAACAATACCTCCGTTAAACTATGAGCGACGAAATCAATCTTTCCGACCGCCTCGTTTCTGATTCCGACGCGATGAACCGCGTTGTAAAGGCGCAGGCCGAACTTGCCAAAGCCCGAGCCGAGGCCTCCGCGTTGCGAAAGGATCGAGACGATGCGCTAGACGAATACAATGCCTTGCGAGCGGCGAAGTTTCCCATCAAAAACGAATACAAGCCGAGGCCAAGGGTCAAAACCGAGACGGTCAGGCTGATCGCAAACGATGTCCACGGATCCATGATGGACCGTCCTGCCGTTGAGGCTTTTTTGGGCGATGTGCGCCGACTCTCGCCGGATGAGATCATCTTGAACGGCGACATCGTGGAATGTGGCGGCTTCCTTGCCAAGCACCACGCGGCCAACTACATCGCCCAGACGACCTACAGCTATCAGGACGACATCGCTCATGGCAACTGGTTCTTGGACCAGCTCCAAGAGGCCGCGCCCTCCGCGCAGATCCATTTCATCGAGGGAAACCATGAGTGCCTTCACCCAAGCCACGAAGTCCTCACGGATCGAGGATGGAAGAAAATACCAGACGTAACCGAAGCCGATACCGTCGCGTCAATTGACCCGCTCGGTAAGGTGGTATGGGGCAAGCCTGAGGCGATTGTTTCATACCCGTTTGACGGCGAAATGGTTGTTTTGGAAAGCCGTTGCGCAGATGCGGCAATGACGCCAAATCATCGCGTTGCCCATTTTGGACAATATCAAGGGGACCTTAAATACAGGCGAGCCGATTCTATCTCAGGCAAGTCAGTGGCAATTCTGCCGACATCTGGAAAATCAGACATGCCAGACTTTGAGGGAGTTTCGGATGATGAGATCCGACTTGTGGCGTGGATATTGACAGACGGGCATATTGGCGGGCACGTTGGAATATCCCAAAGCAAGCCGGAGACGATCCCGGTAATTCAAGATTTGCTAGATCGCCTTGAATTGAGATATGCAAAACGAACAAGGGAAAGGGATGCCAGAGACATTTGCGGCATAGCCCTCAAGTCGATTCGGAAATCCGTTACGTTTGACTTTACAAGCGAATCCGCAAGAGACGTAGCGAGGCTATTCGGTATCAAGAAATGGAGCCACTCAGCAAAATATCATAAAGCAATTCCAGAATGGATTGGCCTTTTATCGGAAAGGCAATTCGACATATTTCTGGATACTCTTGTCTTAGGGGATGGCTCCAATAGCTCAACAGGCCATAAATCAAGATGCCTTTACGGGCGTGTTGAGTTTCTGTCTGCAATTCAATCGCTTTGCGTTGTTTATGGTCATCGCGCATCACTGGCGCAACGGAACAGAAACGGCCAACCTGATTACTGGGTTTTGAATCTTACAAAGCGTGACAGAACCAAAACCGAAGGCGCTAATTACAGCCGGGAGCATTACGTTGGACTTGTGCACTGCCTGACGATGGCGATGGGCAATTTTTTCACAAGGCTTAACGGCAAGGTCCACGTCACTGGAAATTGCCGCGTTGAAAGGTGGATAACGGACGAGACTCTTTCTAATTACCGTGATTCAGAATTTCTTTACAAGCTCAACGCCCCTGAGTTCCTCCTCAAACTCAAAGAGCGCGGCATCGTCTACTACAGACGCTCCGAGACTCACGTTCCCGGCCTTCCACCAGGCTGGATCAAGATGGGCAAGATTTTCTTTGTCCATGAATTGAGCGGATCCAAAAACGCCGCCAGCGACTCCGTTTCGAGGACTGCCGGAAACGTTGTCTTTGCGCACACACACCGAGAAGATTCGGCCACGCGCGTCCTACCGGGCGTCGGTCTGGTCAAGGCTTGGAATCCCGGCTGTCTTTGCCAACGTCAACCGCTCTGGAGGCATTCGGATCCTACAGGATGGTCGCACGGCTACGGATACCAAGTCATCGCAAAATCAGGCGAGTTTCTCCACATCAATGTGGGAATTTGGGAGGGCAGGAGTCTCCTTGGCAACATGCTGGAGGGCCGTTGAGTGCGTTTGAGGGACATTTCCGCAGAGCGCAGGAGGCTTTG